CTCGAGCAGGACGCGCCCGAGCCGCTCGCGCATGACGTCCGACACCCGTAGATCCCCGATTGCGCGCTGCGCGTCGAGAAGCTCCAGGCTGCTCGACAGCACCGCCCGGGCGCCGCCAGCGCGCCCGACGATCACGTTCAATGCTGCGACCGCCCTATCGGTCCGGATCTGTGTAGTGGGCTGGGAACTCGGCATTCGGTGCTCCTTTCCAACGGTCGTGGTCTCGGTCCAGGAAGCGCGTAGTCGACGGGTGGAACACCACCGGCACCTCGCCGACGGGGCCGTTCCGGTGCTTCGCGACGATGATCGTGGCGTCGACGTATTCAGGCGGCGCGATCTTGTCGACGTTGTCGGGCTCGTCGCGCCACGGGAAAATGATCATGTCGGCATCCGCCTCGACGGCGCCCGAGTCGCGCAGGTCGGACGGGATCGGCTTGCGGCGATCCTTCGCGCTCGATCGGTTGAGCTGCGAGAGCAGCATCACCGGGCAGTCGAGGTCGCCAGCAAGAGCCTTAAAGGCACCGGTCATGGCGGCGACCTCGAGGTTGCGGTTCTCGCCGCGGGCGTCGACGCGCACCAGGCCGAGGTAGTCGATCACCACCAGGGCGCGGTCGTCGGCGTCTGGGTTCTCCTTGCGCTTGAGCCGGCGCGTCTTCTCGCGCCACCGCATCGCCTCGGCGCAGATCCGCGAGGTCGCCAGCTTGCGGTCATCGATCCAGACCCACGACCGGCGCAGGTCCTCGGCGGCGGGCCCGAGCGCCTTCCAGTCGTCGACGTCGAGCCGCGCCGATACAATCTTGCGCCCGTCGATCCGCGAGCCCGCCGAGAGCGCCCGCTCGATCAGCTCCTGGCGCTTCATCTCGAGCGAGAAGATCAGCACCGGCGTCCTGCGCGCGCCGTTGTGGATCGCCACGTTCTCGGCGAACGACGTCTTCCCCATGCCCGGCAGACCCGCCACGATCACCAGGTGCCCCGCGCGCGCGCCGCCGATGGTGTGGTCGAAGTCGGCCAGGCCGGTGCTGATCGTGTAACGGTCGGGGTTCTGTGATTTCTGATCGATGTACTCGATCGCTGCGTCGATGCTGTCGGCGATCCGAACCGGCCCGCCCTCCTTGCCGTCGAGCTCCAGGCCGGCGAGATTTACCCGCTGGTCAGCCACCAGCTCGGTCACCGGCGCGCCGCCGTAGGCGCGGGACGCAGTCTCGAGGCAGGCGGCGATCAGGCGGCGGGCGAGCGCCTTCTCGCGGATGATGCCGAGGTGATGCGGGAACATGACATCGCTGCCCTTGTTCGCCAGCTCGGAGAAGTAGGCGATCTGACCCTGCAGCCGCGAGAGCGTCCCGCGTTTCGTCATCTCGTCGGCCACCGTGATCGCGTCGACCGCCTCGACCGCGCGCATCGCCTCGAGCACGTCGCGGTGCTGAGGCAGCATGAAGTCATCGACCCTTGTGTCGGCCAGCTCGGTCAGCAGCCGCGGCGCGAGCAAGATCGCCCCGAGCACCGCTTGCTCGGAGTCCTTCGACCATGGCATCTCCCGATCGCTCATGGGCGAGGCCTCGGAACGCCGGCGGGGAGCGGTTTGAGCGAATGGTAGTAGGGCGCGCGCGGCCCGTCCGGCGAGCGCATCGACGGCGGCGCACTCGGTCCCTTTCCACTCAGAGCCTCACGGAGCGCCGTGAAGCCAGAGACCCAGCAGGCGAAACCGTAGGACGGGTCGCTGACCGCCTTGCCGCCCTGGCCGATCTCGCCCGCCTTCGCCCGTTTGAAAAACAGAACCATCGACGGGATCACGTCGGCGCGCGCAGCTAGATCGCCAGCGATCGTGTCGGCGATCGCGTCGCCCTTGTTTGAGCGGTCTTTCGGAACCTCCCACGGGAGAGCGCCCTGGATCTCGCGGGCCCGAACGATTCCGAACATGCGAGCCAGACCGTGGCCGTTCACCTCGCCGGTCGGAAGCTTGGGAAGGGCGAGTGGGTCCGGCGGTCCGGTCAGGGGAGCCGGTTCCTCGCGCGCGCTCTGAGAGAGAAGATCCGGACTCGGACTCGGATCCGGACTCGGATCCGCCGGTGCACACTGCTGCGTTTCTGGAGTGCTCGCGTAACTTCTGGGCTCCTCGGGTAATGCCGTGAGCCCTTTATTCTGCGGGGCTTCGGGGACGGGCGGGATGGTGCTGGGCGTTTCGTTCTTGTGCGGGTTCTGGTGCTTCCTGAAATTTCGGATCTGGATGTACCGGCGCCCGTCGACCTCGTACCGGATGATGTGGCGACGCTCGGCGAGTTCCTTGAGCAGCACCTCCACGTCGACCGGGTCGGCCGGCATGATCTGCGTCTTCAGGGTGAAGGCTGAATCGCGGAGCCGGCCATCGCGATCGGCGTGGCAGGGCAGGAACGCCCAGAGTAGGCGCGCGCCGATCGACATCGTCGCCACGTCCTCGTCGAGGGGGGCGCAGGGGTTGATCGAGCGGATGCGCGCCATCAGACCGCTACCTTCACAAAGAGCCCGCGCTGCGCGACGCGCTTCCGCGCCAATTCGGCGTATTCAGGGCTGAGTTCGAGCAGAATCCAGTTGCGACCCAGTACCTCGGCAACCTCGCCCACGGTGCCGCTGCCGCCGAATGGATCGAGCACGACGCCGCCAGCGGGGCAGCCCGCAAGGATGCAGGGCTCGACGAGCTTGCGCGGGAAGGTGGCGAAGTGGGAGCCGGGATAGGGCTCGGTGGCGATCGTCCACACGGAGCGCTTGTTGCGATCCTCGACTAGTTCGTTGACGGCGCCAGAGAACGAGGCGTTCTGCTTCACGCGCCAGCGTTCGTTGAACCCGTCCTTACGGCGGTCGCCTGTCTGCTCGTTCTTGGCTTTCGGGTTCACGCCGGCGCCGCGGCGGTGAGCACCGCCGGTCACCGGCTCCTTGATCGCATCGGCGTTGTAAGCGTAGATCTCCGACTTCGTCATCAGAAAGACGTACTCGTGCGCTGTGGTGGGCCGATCCTTTGTCGATTCCGGCATCGGATTCGGCTTCGACCACACGATGTCCTTGCGCAGCCACCATCCGTCCGCTTGGAGCGCAAAGGCGACACGCCAAGGGATGCCCACCAGGTCCTTCGGTTTGAGACCTGGGATCGGCATCCGGTTCGGCTGGCTCATCGGCCCCTTGGCCGTCATCGCAGCGTGCTTGCCGGCGTGACTGCCGTCGCGCAGCGCGCGCGTCTTCACGCGCAGGACAGCCGGAGAATCGCCGCGCCCGTTCGCTAGGCGCTCGCCCCGGTAGCCGCGCTTGTCGTCGCGCAGGCGGTCGACGTCGCCGACCCAGCGCGCGCCCTGTTTGCCGCCACCAGGGCATTCGTCGACCTTGCCGGCGCCCGTGGCGTAGCAGTCGCCGAGGTTTAACCAGAGCGTGCCGTCCGAGCGCAGTACCCGTCGAACCTCACGGAACACCGCGACCATCATCTCGACATATTCGTCGGGCGTAGCCTCGAGGCCGAGCTGCCCATCGACGCCGTAATCTCGCAGTCCCCAGTACGGCGGGCTCGTCACGACGCAGTTGACCGACTCGTCGGCCATGCGCGCCAGCAGCTCGCGGCAGTCGCCAACATGGATCTCGCGCAGGGCGAGCGTCACCGATGCCTCCTGGCGTTGTGTCCGGCCTCGCCGCAGATCCGGCAGCGGAGCATCGGCTGGCCAGCGGCGCGGCGACGTTCGCGCTGCACAAACCTGGTCCCACAGACGTCGGAGCAGAAGCGCCGAGGCACTCCACCGCGCGGCTTAGCCTCGCAGAACTGGACGCCGCAGTCGGCGCAGACGATGACCCGAGCGTCCGCGATGAACCGGGCGCGGCGGCGCTTGCGCGCGTTGCCGGCGTTCACCTGCCGACCACGAGGGGTGAGCGCGTATCGCAGCGACGCGATTCGATGCTTGTCGGGGTTCTCCTTCTGCCACTTCTTCACGCGCAGCCGGTTGACCAGGGCGTCGAAGGCCTTCGGGTTCGGCGCCGCTTCGCCTGGCTCGCCGCGAAGCGAGAACCATTCCCGCTGCGAGAGCTCTCGGCGGCCGGCCGTGCGGTAGCCGAGCTCGGCCTGGAGGTCGTTCTCGTACTCGTCGCGGCTCAAGCGCTCACCGCCTGACGGCCCGCCACGAATTCCCGCGCCAAATGGATCTCCCGCTCGCGGAGCGCTTCGAGCTCATCGGGCGGCAGGGCGTCGAAGACCGACGGCTTCAAGCCCATGAGAGACCTCGCGCCACCCGTGATACCACTGAGCCGTGGACACCGAATTCCGTTGCGAGATCCTTGGGTCTCTCGCCGTTGGACACACGAAGTCTGATGTCGGCAGCCTTCGTCTCCGAGAGCTTCGTTGAGCGTTTGTTCCGACCTTGTTCCTTGCTGGTTGCCCAATGACAGTTGCCCGGCTCATACCCCAGGTCGTTCTTCTCTCGCTCGATGCTGTGCTTCGGCGTCGGCTTGGGACCCATGTCAACCAGGAACGCCTCGAAGCTTTCGAGCCATCGCTGACACACGGCAATGCCGCGGCCGCCGTAGTTCTCGTAGCCGCTCGCCTTTGGATTGCTGCAGCGCTGGATCATGAGGTGCCACGTTTCGTATTCGGCGCTGCGCACCGTTCCCTTGGTTCCGCCGCTCTGGCCGTGCTTGCGCGCATGGCCCACGCAACCGCATGACGTGGAAGCACCCGACCGAAGATGCGTGGCCGGGACGGACTTCTCTTCTCCGCAGTCGCATCGGCAGAGCCAGTAGGTCTTCCACTTGCCCGGACCATCGCCGCGGCGGAGGACGAGCCATCGCCCGAAGCGCTTGCCGATCTCGTCCTTGATCACGCGCTCACCGTCCTTCTGCCCGCGACAAATTCTCTCGCGAGGAAGATCTCCTGTTCCTTGAACGCCTCGATCTCCGCGTCGCTCATCTCAGCGAACGGGAATAGCCTCTGGTCAAGAGCGTCGTGATGGCGGCGGCACATCATCGTGGCGCAGGTCCAGTCCCCATGCTTGCGCCCCACGGCACCGCCAGGCCCGA